CTTGGACGCATCCGTTCTCAAGCACTTCTACTTTGTCTACTACTGTTTCTTTTGTTAAAGCCATGATGGCCTCCTTTGGTTTGTTAATATAGTCCACCCTTAGAATCCACTAGGGGTAATTAATCTGTTTCATAAACAAAGTTAGCAGTTACTGACCCTGTTGCCGATACGCTCTCAGCAGCTCCAGCTTTATTGTAAGCATAAAGAGCTGGCCCTCCACTAAAAGGGGCTATGTACACATCTGTAGTAGAAAAAGTTGTGTTAAAGGTTGGCTGAGTACCATTAAAACCAGTTCCACTATTTTTAGATGAAAACGGCAAAGTAGCAAGTTGAGTTCCTGTACTACCAGAATTGTCTATCACTATACTAATGTGGCAAATACGCCCGACCTTTGTATACGTGCCACTATAAACCGACCCTTCTACAGTACCGCTAAACGTCCCTTCTTCATAATCGTCTAAGGTGTTAGCAGCGTTGTGTGTTAAGCCGTTGCCAAGACAAATACCTGTACTAACTCGTAAGCTCAGGTTATCAAGTTTTAACTCTTCACTGCTTGCTACTCTAAAAGAAAACTCATTGCTGCTGTTGTCATATCTGATAGAGCTTGCTAGGTAGTTTGATACATCGCCAAGAAATAATTCTGAAACGCCTGTATCGCTAGATTGAATTGCTGCATAAGCATTACCACCAGTATTAGCGATGTGGAGTAACCGCTGAGGCGAGCTAGTGCCTATACCTACGTTACCACTGCTGTCGATACGCGCGCGTTCTAGGTCTCCTGTACCTAAAACTAAAGGCTTAGCTTCTTTTGTTCCTAAAAAGATACCATCTAGAACACTGTTAGGATTAATAACGGCTGTGCGTGTTCCATCCGATACCTCAAACTTGTAAATAGGACTAGATGTCCCAATACCTACGTTACCATTAGCCTTAACCTTCATTGCTAACGTATCTACAACGCCATCGTTATCGCTATCGGTTGCAATATAAAAACCATCGTTTGCATCATTTGACGGAACTTCAATACCAACATGGACTGAGCCAATGCCAGTGCCATTAGTGGTCACAATAGCCGCTTGAGTTGAACCACCTACATCAATAGCAGGACTCACAGCAGCCTTTAGTATCATGTCGTTTGTGTTACCTGAGCCTGTACCTACTCCAATGCGAACTTTACCTGTTACTGATAAAGCATCAGATGGCGCTGTGTTACCAATACCAAGCGCCTCCGCAGAAGCATCCCAGAAGAACTTCGCAGTTGTGCCTGTGTCTTCGTAGAAGCTGATGTCTCCTGTTGACCCGTCTACTCTCATTCTATTAGTTGCGCCTGTGGCAAGGTTAATAGATCGAGTACTATCAGTGTCTAAAGTCAACGCTCCTGCCGAATTATAAAGTTTACCAATAGCAGTTGTCCCAGTTGAACCGCCACCTATGAAAACACCTGTACCTCCACTATCTAATTCAAAACTTCCAGAGGCTAAAACTGAGCCAGTGACATCAACGCCTGCGGCTGTGGTTGCTAGTTTCTTTGAGCTGTCGTAGTAAAGGTCTACAGCGCCATTAGTTATAGCACCTATTTTTGGTTCTGTTCCTCCCGCATCATAAACATAGAACTCATTAGCACTAAGTATTAAACTTCCTGTACCCGCATCGTTTATTCTGCTATGCGAACCATCATGGTAAATCTGTAGATCATCACTTGCGCCAAAGGTGGCCTTCTGTGAATCAGGAAGTGCAATACCTGCGTTGGCTTGGATTTCACCGCTAGTGGTTACTGTTGTAAACGTACCCGCCGCTGCGGTAGTACCACCGATAGTCACACCATCAATAGTGCCGCCGTCAATATCAGTGGTTGTGAGTACGCTAGAACCAATAGTAACTACACCGGTAGTATCCGCGATAGACCCAGCAGTGGTACCGTCGTTAGCTTGGATGTTTGTAACTTGGATATCTGTAGTGATAACGTCAGTGGCGCTAGCTGTTGTAAACGTACCTGCACCTGCGGTAGTCGCGCCAATAGTCACACCATCAATAGTGCCACCGTCAATATCCGCGAGGGTGGCGGTGAAGTTAGACACGACCATGTTAACCGCGTAAGTAGAGGCTTCCCCTACGTTAGTACCGTCACAGTGTACCCACATGACGTTAGCGGGTGGGATAGCGATACCAGTACCTGCGGCGGTCTTAACAGTAATGATGTAAGACGTCTGGTTATTCACCATGTATAGCTTAGTCTTCGCTGGGCAGATAACCTCACCTGCAGCGGTAAGACCTGCGCCGTCGTTCAACAAGAGCATCGCAGCACGTGACTCAGAAGTCAGGCCGTTCGCTTCAGTGAGGGTGTGGGAGTTGGTTGTCCATGTGCTAATGGTCGCCATCCCTGCAACGGCTTCCTCAAGCATCGACGTGATATTGTCATTAACTACATCACCCCAAGAACCACTTAGCTCACCTTGAGTAGGGAGCGCGAGCTTTAATATGTCGGTATATTGAGTTGCCATTATTTATCCTCACACAGCAATGTCTTGCCAATCAGTCGCCTCTCCCTCAGAGATAGCGTTCCATGATGGCGGTTGTATAGTACTTATATCATTCCAATTCGGATTTTGCGAGGTATCGGACGGTGCCCAACTACCTGTTTGTGTGTCGTCCACTGCCCCCCAATTGGGGTCTTGCCCATCAAGGACATCACTCCACACATGAGTTTGTCCTATATATCCAACAGTATAGACATTTAGCGGATGTATGGTAGCCCCGCCTGTTGCGACTTCGTCACCTAATTCAGCAGTGGCGTCCACCCCAGTGACAAAAATGAAGTTAACCGTACGTTGTGTCGCATTGCCCAGTATTGCGGTACCACTTACCCCCGTTACTGTCAGGTTAGCATCAGCGGTAACAGATTCATCACCTAACTGCGCAGTACCTACAACACCTGTGGGGCTAACCACAGCTTTAGCGATAACAGTTGTGTCACCCAGCTGCGCGGTGCCTGAGACCCCGGTAACCGTTAAGTTAGCATCAGCGGTAATAGATGCATTGCCTATCTGCCCAGTACCTACTACCCCTGTCAGGGCAACATTAGCCGTACCAGTAACAACGGTATTGCCTACTTGTCCTGTTGCGCTAAGCCCTGTAACTGCGACATTAGCCTTAGCATCAACAGTGACTGTGCCAACACTGGTCTGAAGCGGTGGGTAGAGCAGTACGTCTTCATTCCAAGCCGCATCGCCCCAAGCCCCGTTACCCCAGCCCTGCGTGGCGTAAAACATAGGAGTAGTCCTACGCTATACGTACGATAGCGTTAGTTGCATCTGCTACAGGGAACTGAACAGTAAAGTCACCGGCAGTTGACGTTTTATCCCCACCAAAGTCCAATACAGCTATCGCTGGGTTTGTTGTGCCGTTTGCTAAGTAAATAAGCGCAGCACGAGCAGTGATAGTAGCGGTAGACCATGTAGCATCTGCAAAATCAAAGAACGCTGTAGTGCCAGAACTTGTAGGGTTAGCAGCGATAGTCAGCGCTAGACCACCTGCGGTGTACCCAGTACCAGAGACTTCGTTAGTCGCTGAGTAAGCAGTAGTCGTAGCGCCTAATGTTGCTGATGACGTATACAACGCGATCTTAAATGTTTGAGCTGTGTCTGCGCTAAAGTCCATCTCGCCATTCAGCAGAGCGACTTTAAACGAAGTACACATAGCTTGAGTAATAGCCATATTTTATCTCCTATGTCACAGGTGTGCGGGGTTGCATCACTCTGTAAGTGTCTTGTCGTAATTTACCATCAACCCAACTCTTAAGCAGGGTAAGCGACTCTAAGTAAAGTTTATCGTACATCGCTACGATGTCCTGCTCAGCTTTCTGGAATCTAGCTGCCTCAACTAACGCTCCGTTAAGTAGAACATTGTCAAAATTATCACCAAGCCATGTGTTACCTGCAGTGACAATAGACTCTGGGTAATAACCATAATGTAGTTCAACAGAGTACGCCGCGTCTGGGGTTGGCCCTAAAAGGAGAGAGTTCTCATCAAACATAGCGTAATACTTAGGTTTACCTTCTACTGTAGGATCAGGATAAGCTTCACGAATGAAGTTAACATCCTTGTCCCCAGCGTACTCGTACGCTCCAGTAGCACTAATGATGGCTACGCTGTACGGATATAAAAAGTCGGTAGGTAGTGTCAGGTACGGATTACTTGCTGTGACCGCACCAGTAGTATTCTTACGTAGTGCTGGGATCTGAGCAACTTGGTATATCTTGTTCTCAGCTAACTGTAAAAACATATTTATGTGGTCATCAGTGAAGGAAGTCTCCATGATGTCCTGAATGTTATTCTTTAGCTCTGTATAGTTCATGGTGTACTCACAGTCACAGTGTTAACGAGTCCTCGACTACGCTGTCCAGTTACAGGTACGATTAATTCTCTTGATGCAGCACGTTCAGCAGCGTCAGAACGTGGGTTACGTAATGCTTGTGGGTCATCGACGGGGTACATACCTAGTTTAAGTTGTGGGTGGTCTGGATCCCAACAACTAGGACAAGCACGAGTACCTGTCATATGCCCTTTGACTACAACAGCTTTCAGCTCTTTGAGTTTGCAGGTAAACCCGCAAACATCACATATCGCCTTAGCATTTTTCCCAGAAGCATAACGAGCACCCATTAACGCATCCTTGGGACTAGTCTAAGTGTCGCCTTCTCTCTATCTTCTTCTGACGCGCGGAGGAAAGACTCCTCGTACTCCTGTTTTAACATAGGGAGACGTGCTTCGAACTCAGGTACTTTTAGTGCAATGTAGTAGGCTAAACCTGCTACAAGACAAGGTAGGAACCTAAAATTAACGTCCGCTGTATTAACACCGCTACCCGCATCTTCAATACGGCGCATGCGCCAATACTGTAACGTGTAGTTGTCACTGTCTGGGATAGGCCATACAGAGGCTTCGGGTGCTGCCGCTAGACGGTTAATGTAAATTTGTAGAGGCTTACCCGTGGCGTTCTTGTTGGGGATGGTAGAGTAGCTACTGACGCTGATACGGTTCAAACTCACATCATTCTGTGAGGTACCGCTACCCATACGGATAACATGCTCTAACAGATCAATAGTATCTGCGGGGAGAGTGTACGTCCCTGTGCCACTCACAAGCGGTAGCGTCCCTTCATCAACCGTCCACATGTTAATGCCACGGTTCTGCCACTCAATAAGCATCAGGTTCATGGAACGACGAGCAGTACGTAGGTCGTAACCTGTACGCATCTCTCGACCAGCACGTTCCCACGCTTCTTCCGCAATCTCGGTGAAGTCTAGGTCAAACGCTGTAGTTCCTGAAGTTGCCATTTAATCACCTATTTACTGGATTTACGACCTCGGCAGCCCCACGCTTTACGGCGTGCGATGACTTTCTCGGTCTTCTTCTGCCCAGAGCTACGAGCGCAGTAGTTGTCCCCACGCTTAGTGCCGGGGTGCGCTACGCGCTTGTGGGTCTTACCTTCGCTGTCTTTGTAGGTGGTACCATTCGCATACTTCTTGTCAGCGCTAACTTTGCCGCCTTCCTTGTACGCTTTAGTCTCACCACCACACTTATAACGTCTGCGCATACGTTACCCCGCGATCTGTGCGATATACCCAGTAAAGTACGCGTTAACAGGCACGTTTGTAGTACTTGCTAGCGCACGCATACGG